CTTTATCACTGAAGACATACTAAAGTCAGAATATGAGCGTCTGTTTCCTGACGCGACGCCAATCAGCACATTATATAGCCAAGGCGTTGGTGATCAGGGCATTTCGTCGTGGCTGCAAGAAGATACGATCCGCATCGCGGAGTATTTTTACAACGTCTACGAGCCTGAAACGCTGCATCTGTACCCAAATAACCAGACTGCCAAGGCTAACTCGCCTGAAGACAAGCAGCTTAAAGAAATGTACGGCAAACCGCTTCGCACACGCAAAGTAGACCGTAAAAAAGTCATGTGGATGAAGACCAATGGCTTTGACATTCTTGATGAGCGCGAGTGGTCAGGCAAATATATCCCTGTCGTGCGCGTAATTGGCAACGAATGGGAAGTTGACGGACAGATATACATCTCTGGGCTTGTGCGTAACGCCAAAGATGCCCAGCGTATGTACAACTACTGGACCAGCCAAGAGGCAGAAATGCTTGCATTGGCCCCTAAAGCGCCATTTATCGGTTACGGCGGCCAGTTTGAAGGCTACGAAAACCAGTGGAAAACTGCCAACACGACCAACTGGCCGTATTTGGAAGTCAACCCAGACGTTACAGACGGCGCTGGAGGCGTTCTCCCGCTGCCTATGCGCGCACAGCCACCTTTGCCCCAAACAGGTCTGATACAGGCTAAAATGGGCGCTGGCGAGGACATCAAGGCCACAACAGGCCAGTACGACGCGTCGCTGGGCCAGCAAGGCAACGAACGGTCTGCAAAAGCTATCGTCGCACGCGAAAAGCAGGGCGATGTTGGCACGTATCACTACGTTGACAACCTTGCGCGGGCAATTCGCTACATCACACGCCAGATTGTCGATATGATCCCTAAAATCTACGACACACAGCGCATCGCACGCATCATTGGTGCTGACGGCGAAGTCAGCATGGTCAAAATGGACCCATCGCAGGAAGAACCTGTACGTGAAATTCGCGATGCTGAAACCGGCGGTCTAATCGAAAAGATTTACAACCCCGGCGTTGGTACATACGACGTTATGGTCACTACTGGTCCCGGCTACATGACCAAGCGTCAAGAAGCACTCGACGCTATGAGCCAGATTCTGCAATCCAACCCACAACTTTGGGCTGTTGCAGGCGATTTGTTCATTAAGAACATGGATTGGCCCGGCGCGCAGGAAATGGCAGAGCGGTTTAAGAAAATCCTTGATCCCAAGGTACTTGCTACAGGCGATGAGTCACCTGAAATGGCTGCTGCACAGCAGCAAATGGAAGTTATGGCTGAAGAACTGAACCGCATGGTCGATATTATCGAAGGCGTGCAGGCAGACGTTGCGAAGCGTGAAGTAGACATTAAGGAATACAAGGCACAGGTAGACGCCTACGATGCGGAAACAAAACGCATCAGCGCCATGCAAGCGGGGATGACAGAAGAGCAAATTCAGGATATTGTCATGGGGACGATTGCAGGCGCACTGGATACAGGTGATTTGATTAGCGGATCACCCGAAATGCGTGAGCAACCTGACATGACCGAAGAAATGCCTGAACCGCAACCAATGCCAGAAATGGGCGGTATGCCTGAGATGCCACCTGAAGGAATGATGGAATGACCGTAAGCCTCAAACATACCTTTACGTCCGCTAAAGCTGACAGTCTTGACACGTCACTTGTTCAACCTTCCAACTGGAACCAAGAACACGTATTGACAGCGGCTGCTGGCAAAGTTCTTGGCCGCGACACGTCTGGCGACGGTACGGTGCAGGAACTGCCTATTTCCGTAACGTCTGCGGGCAATGTCACCATACCTAACAACTTTGCCGTTACAGGCACTTCAGGGCTTACCGGCAATACAACGGTTACTGGCACACTTGGTGTTACAGGCACTACGACGCTCACCAACCTGAACGCTACAGGAACTGTAGGGTTTACCAACGCGCTTGGCGTCGCGTCAGGTGGTACAGGCGCCGCAACGTTAGCGGCAAATAACGTGCTACTTGGCAATGGCACGTCGGCTGTAACTTCTGTCGCGCCCGGCGCTTTTGGTAATGCGTTGGTCAGCAACGGCACGACATGGACAAGCGCGGCAATAACTAACCCAGTACAATACCCACAAAACATCCAATCCGCCAACTACACGCTGGTGCTGGGCGACTCAGGCAAGCAAATATTTCACCCTGCTAGCGACACTCTTCCCCGTACTTATACAATTCCGTCAAACGCCAGCGTTGCGTTTCCTATTGGCACGGTTGTGCTGTTTACCGTAGAAAACGGCGGCACATATGTAAAAGTAACAATAAACAGCGATACGCTTGTTTTTGGTGCGGGGACAACTGGTGCGCTTTCAGTTCTTCCAAACAACACTCTTATGGCAATTAAAGTTACCGCTACAAAATGGATGGCAAACTATTTATACCAAACAGGTGCTGCCGCACCGGCTGAATTTATTGCTGGAGCGTTCTCCACTACACCCTACTACGCCGCATACCCTTGGAGCGCAAGCGGCTTTGGTACCAGATATACCAGCGTTGGAACGTTACCTAACCTCGGTTACGCCGTAGCCTTTTCACCTACTGGTACTGCTTTAGCTTTTGCACATCCTAGTGGTTCCTATGTCACCGCGTATCGTTGGAGCGCAAGCGGTTTTGGCGCTCTGTATTCCAGCCCAGCTACATCCCCCACTGGCAACGGCAACGGCATTGCCTTTAGTCCTGCTAGTAGCGCCATTGCGGTAGCACATGACACTACACCTTTTATTACCGCGTATCCTTGGAGCGACGCAAGCGGTTTTGGCACCAAATATACTAACCCAGCTACGCTACCAGTGGGCAGTGGCCGCGGCGTCGCCTTTAGCCCCGCCGGTAACGCTATTGCTGTAGCGCATGATTCAACACCCTTTGTCACTGCATACCCTTGGAGCGGCAGCGGTTTCGGCACCAAATACGCCAATCCCGCCACACTAACTGGCAGCGGTTGTTTCGGTGTTGCTTTTAGTCCGGCAGGGGATGCTATTGCTGTCGCGCACGGTTTATCACCTTATATGTCAGCGTACACTTGGAACGCCGGCACCGGCTTTGGTACTAAATACGCGGACCCGGGCACACTGCCCGCCGCCGCTTGTCGGGGGGTAGCGTTTAGCCCCGCCGGTAACGCTGTTGCCGTGGTGCAAGATAATACACCTTTTGTTAACGCATACCCTTGGAGCGGCGCGGGGTTTGGCGCTAAATATACTGATCCGGCTACATTGCCCGCTAGCATTGGCCTTAGCGTAGCTTTTAATTCTGCTGCTAATGCTATCGCTGTAGGGGTGGGCGGCAGCGGCATCATTGCGTATCCTTGGAGTGGCAGCGGCTTTGGCACTAAATATACCGACCCAGCTTCATCGCCGGGGGGCAACGGCCACGGTGTTGCTTTTAGCACCGCTATATAAAGAAAGATACTACATGATCTACACACAACTTAGCGATGATTACAAATACGACACCCTTGCAGATGCTATGTACGCGCGCGAAGTTGAGTATTTTCATTACGACTTTGACCGCAAAAACTTTGAGTATTTGTTGGCAAACGCCACAGACAACGAGTTTGCAGCCAACGTAGCAGAACGCCTTGACTCTACCCGCAAACAAATGGGTAATGTGGGGGCAATTATGGCTGCGCTGAAAGAACAAATCGAAGACCAAGCCGCTTATGATGCGGCTGTTGTACGTGTAACCGCCAAGCGGGAAGCAAAGGAAGCAGAATAATGTGGTATGTCCAAGCCCAAGGCGACACCTTTATACGGCACATCTTTGATGTTGAGCCTACGCAGTGGGACGCGGATAATTATTGCTACGCCCGCAGTTTGACTGACGAACAGGTCGTACATTTTGGCGTTTATAAGAAACAGATTGTCACACCACCATATCACGAGCCAGCCACGCAAAGTCTTGAAGAAGGCCCAGCCCTGCTAATCGACGGCGTTTGGACGCAGAACTACATCGTGACGGACCTTAGCGCAGACGAGTCAGCCGCAAAGGTTGGCGCACAATGGGATGTTGTCCGCGTTGAACGTAACAAGCTGTTGGTCGAATCCGATTGGACGCAGCTACCTGACGCACCTGTAGACGCTGCTGCGTGGGCTACATATCGTCAAGCGTTGCGTGATGTAACGACCCAAGCTAACCCGTTTGCTATCATCTGGCTCGAAAGTCCAACATCATGAAATGCGCTGATTTTGTAGGTACACTGTTTCTCGCGCGCGATGTAGCCCATTCGACGCACCTGAACACACGCAGCTTTGCCAAGCACTCTGCATTGAACACTTTTTATGATGAAGTGATTGATTTGGCTGACAAATTTGCTGAAGCCTACCAAGGCAAATATGGCCTAATTGGCCCTATTTCGCTTATGTCAGCTAAGAAGACAAACAATATTGTTGCGTTTCTTGAAGGTCAGGTAGACGAACTTGAGGAAATGCGGTATAAAGTCGTTGATAAGGATTGCACTCCAATCCAAAACATTATCGACGAGATTTTTGGGTTGTATTACTCAACCTTGTACAAATTGAAATTTCTCGCATAAGGACGCGACATATGGAACTTTTACGCCCTCTTAGTGACCCTGCCTTTGGTACGCAAAGTGTAGCATACACCGGAACCGCTGGTTCAGTAACTGGCTGGCCCGCTGGCCCACAAGGTGTGCTGGTGTGGTCTACCTCTGACGCGTATATTGCGGTTGGAGACAGCGTTACAGCCACAACAGCAGCAACACCGCTGCCTGCCAACACACCTGTACCTATTTTTGTACCTCAGCCCAGCGGCGGCGCTACGGGCGGTGCGTGGCGCGTTAGCGCGATCCAGATCAGTGCTGGCGGCACTTTGTACGCAAAGCCGATTAACATAAGATGAGTTTTGGCATCCCCGTCCGTAATGGTTTAGGTATAGGCTTACGGGCCGCTACTTCGATGTCTACGCGCGGCGGTGTCCCACCCGGCGCACCTACGATTGGTACGGCAAGTGTAGCTTCAGGCACATCTGCATCTGTTACGTTTACTGCACCCGCCAACCCCGGTGTACCGGCAGTTATTACAAGCTACACAGTCACTTCAAGTCCGGGCGGTATTACAGCCACTGGTTCATCCTCACCGATCACCGTTACAGGGTTGACTACAGGCACTGCATATACTTTCACGGTAACTGCAACTAACGCCGGCGGTACGGGTCCAGCAAGCGCGGCAAGTAATAGCGTGACGCCAGCAGCGCAAGGGCAAATTGCCTATACTACTGCTGGGACATACACGTTTGTTGCTCCCGCGGGCGTGACTTCTGTTTGCGCTGTTGCCGTCGGCGGCGGCGGCGCTGGCGGGTATATATATCCCTATCCAAACGGCGGCGGCGGCGGCGGTTTGGCATGGATTAACAACAGAACCGTTGTACCCGGCAACAGCTACTCAGTTACTGTTGGCGCCGGCGGGGTTTTTAGCGGCGTAGGTAGCGGCGGCTCCTCACAAATTTCCGGTTTAGGCACAACTTTTCTAGCTAATGGCGGTGCGGGCGGAAACGGCGGCGGCGGCGGCGGCGGCGGGTTCACTGCAAGTGGCGGCGGCGGCGGCACCGGCGGCACCGGCGCTATTTCTTTCAACGGAACCCCCGGCGGTGGTGGTGGGGGTGCTGGCGGATATAGCGGCGGTGGGGGCGCTGGCGCTGCTGGCGGCGGCACTGGCGGAAACGGAACAGGCGGTGCTGGCGGCGGCGGTGCTGGCGGCTATAACTACTTTGAAAACCCAATAGAATATTCTACTCCGGGCGGGCGCGGAGGTAGCGTCGGCATTTTGGGCCAAGGATCAAGTGGCGCTGGCGCCGCTGCGTCAAGCGCGGGGAATGGCGGCGACGGAAGCGGCGGCGGTTACGGTAGCGGGGGGATGGGAACTGGTTATGCTTTGGACATCGATACCGGCGGTGACTTTGTTTACGGCGCGGGCGGCGGATTGGGCGGCGCAGTACGCATCATTTGGGGTGTTGGCCGCGCTTTTCCTTCAACTAACACGGGCAACGTCTAAATGGAACACGCAGACATTGAACTTTATATTCAAATTCGTGACGGGCAGCCTTTTGAGCATCCAATCTTTGCGGACAACTTCCATGAAGCATTTCCTGACGTAGACACCGCGAACCTGCCAGACACGTTTGCTAAGTTCATCCGCGTCGAAGCCCCTATACCTGATACCTATGAGGTATACGAAAGTGTCACTTATCAGTGGATCGATGGTGTTGTAAAAGACGTTCACAGTGTGCGCCCGATGACGGACGAAGAGCAAGCAACCAAAACGCTTGAACTTGAAGCGACGAACAAAATCTAGCATATTGTCAAGCTACATAATTTACTGTAGTTTGACCATTAACCGTACTGGTGCGGCACATCAGGAACTCCATAGGAGTTAAACATGGACGAAACAGTCCCCAACGTAGCGGATGCCTCCGCGCCAGAACTCGAAGCCACGGCAGCAATCGAGCCTGTAGAAAACACGACGCCGGAAACGCCTGCTGAACAGGAAGCAAATAAGTCCTTCACACAAGAAGAACTTGACGCAATTGTTGGCAAGCGCCTCGCAAGAGAACAGCGCAAATGGGAGCGCGAACAGGCTCAAAGAGCAGAGGAAGTACAGGCCCGCCAGCAAGCAGGCTATGATATTACCCCTGATCAATTTGAGACATATGAAGATTACGCAGAGGTTTTGGCCGAACGTAAAGCTGAAGAATTGCTGGCACGGCGAGATACTGCCCGTCAGCAAGCTGAAATGCAGGATGCCTACCATGATCTAGAAGAGGCAGCGCGGGACAAATATGATGACTTTGAACAAGTCGCATACAACCCCAACCTTCCGATTACCGATTTCATGGCGCAAAGCATCCAAGCGTCAGACGCAGGCCCAGACGTTCTATATTATCTCGGCTCTAATCCGAAAGAAGCTGATCGTATCGCCCGTCTAGCGCCAATTTTGCAGGCAAAAGAAATTGGAAAACTTGAGGCTTCATTGTCCTCAAATCCGCCGGTTAAAAGAACTTCAAACGCCCCGGCTCCGATTGCGCCTGTCACAGCACGTTCTACTGGGTCAAACCAGTTTGACACAACTGATCCTCGTTCGACTAAGTCAATGACTACGTCGGAATGGATCGAAGCAGAACGTATGCGGCAGATCAAGAAGTACGAGGCACAACGCAACAGATAATTTGGGATTATTACCATGTCTAACTCGATTTTAACAATTGATATGATCACGCGGAAGGCTCTAGAAATTCTAGAGAATAACCTTGTGCTGACACGTAACGTAAACCGCCAGTACGACGATAGCTTTGCTGTCGAAGGTGCTAAAATTGGCTCAACCCTGCGTATCCGTCTTCCAGACCGTGCGCTTGTAACTGACGGCGCAGCCCTTCAGGTACAGGATGACAACGAGCAGTTCACAACTCTTGCTGTTTCCACCCAGAAGCACATCGGCGTCAACTTCACGACTGCTGAATTGACGATGCAGCTTGACGATTTCGCAGACCGCGTTCTCAAGCCACGTATCTCGCAGCTTGCTGCCAGCATCGACGCTGACGTTGCAAACTCGTTCTTGACCATCGGTAACACTGT